GGTGGTGGTGCTGCTCAGGCAAGTATGATGATTGAACTATTCTCAACTTCAACTGCTGTTGGTGGTGTTTGGATATTTGCATATGGTGGTGTCTAATTAAAAATTATGTCTGATAATATTTACTTAGGTAATCCATTACTTAAAAAAGCAAATACTCCGATTGAGTTTACTCAAGATCAAATCATTGAATTTGTAAAGTGTAAAAATGATCCGGTATATTTTGCAGAGAATTATGTAAAAATTGTAAACGTTGATAGAGGATTAATACCTTTTGAAATGTATGAATTTCAAAAGAAACTGATTCGCAATTTTCATAATAATAGATTTAATATTTGCAAAATGCCTCGTCAGACAGGTAAATCGACAACAGTAGTATCATATCTTCTTCATTATGCAATTTTTAATGATAACTCAAAGATTGCAATTCTGGCAAACAAAGCATCCACTGCAAGGGATCTTTTAGGCAGATTGCAGACCGCATATGAAAATTTACCAAAGTGGTTACAACAAGGAGTTCTTGCTTGGAATAAAGGATCTTTGGAGATTGAAAATGGATCTAGTATCGTAGCAGCATCCACATCTGCATCTGCTGTTCGTGGTGGTTCATATAACATCATTTTCTTGGACGAATTTGCGTTCATTCCAAATAATATTGCTGATCAATTCTTTGCATCAGTATATCCTACAATTTCTTCTGGTAATTCTACCAAAGTTATTATGGTATCTACTCCCCACGGTATGAACCATTTCTATCGTTATTGGCATGATGCAGAAAGAGGAAAAAACAAATATATTGCCACTGAAGTTCATTGGACAGAAGTTCCAGGAAGAGATGATAAATGGAAAGCAGATACCATTGCAAATACAAGTGAGCAACAGTTCAGAGTTGAATTTGAATGTGAATTTTTAGGTTCGGTTGATACTTTAATTTCTCCAAATAAATTGAGAAATATGGTATATGAGGATCCAATTACAAGAAGTGGAGGATTAGATGTATATGAAAAACCAAATAGTGATGGAGATTATGTAATTACAGTTGACGTAGCAAGAGGAGTAAGTATTGACTATTCTGCTTTTATAGTTGTAGATATTACAACTTTTCCGCATAAAATTGTTGCAAAATATAGAAATAATGAAATTAAACCAATGTTATTTCCAAATATTATTCATGAAACTGCAATTGCATATAATAATGCTTTTGTATTATGTGAAGTAAATGATGTTGGAGATCAAGTAGCAAGTATTCTTCAATATGATTTAGAATATCAAAATCTATTAATGTGTTCAATGAGAGGAAGAGCAGGACAAATTGTAGGTCAAGGATTTTCTGGAAAGAAGACGCAACTTGGAATTAAAATGTCAAAAACTGTGAAAAAAGTTGGATGCCTAAATTTGAAGACAATCATTGAAAATGATAAATTAATTTTCAATGATTATGAGGTTATCTCAGAATTAACAACTTTTATTCAAAGGAGCAATTCTTTTGAAGCAGAAGAAGGATGTAATGATGATTTAGCAATGTGTCTTGTAATTTATGCTTGGTTGGTTGCACAAGACTATTTTAAAGAACTTACAGATCAAGATGTGAGAAAAAGATTATATGACGATCAAAGAGATCAAATTGAACAAGATATGTCACCATTTGGATTTATCGTTGATGGTAGAGAAAGTAATTCTGAAGTTGATGCAGATGGAGATGTGTGGCATTTAGATGAGTATGGAGATCGTTCGTACATGTGGGAATATAGATAAAAAGGATAAAATTATAAATACTTTTAGATAAAAAATGAAGTACTTAGAGGAGTCAAAATGGCTTTAAGCTTATCATCTCCAGGAATTACCGTAAGAGAAGTAGATTTAACAAGAGGATCAGTTAATACTACAACTTCCTTATCTGCTGGAATTGCAGCACCTTTCCAAAAAGGTCCAGTGCAGGAAGTTGTTGAAATTTATAATGAAAATGATTTAAAGAATGTTTTCGGAAAACCTTCAAAAAACAATAATCATTATGAATATTGGTATTCTGCTTCAAACTTCTTATCATACGGAGGAAGTTTAAAAGTAGTAAGATCCGACTCTACTAATCTTAAAAATGCGAATTCTGGAGTTGAATCATCTTCAACATCAATTAAGATTAAAAATTATGATAATTACCAATCAAATACTACAACTGGTGCTTATTGGATCGCAAAAAATCCTGGGTATTGGGCAGAAGGTATAAAAGTTTGTGTGATTGACAATTTTGCGGACCAAACTATTGGTATTAGCACTTCAGGATTGACTGTTGGATATGCTGTTACACAAACAGTTGATTCAACAGAATATCTAAAAGGAATTATCACTGGAATCGGCAATAATGAAATCTATGTAAGAGTTACAAATAAAGTTGGAGCATCTGGAACTTCAACTCAAGAATATACTGAGAATGGTAAATATTCTTTCAATATTTCTAATAGTCTTTATATTAATGGAGCATTGGGTGCTGGATCTACTTCGGTTAGTGTAACTAGAGCAGGTTTAAGTACATATTCTGCAACTACTGTTTCAATTGGAAATACATTTACACTTTTAAATTATAAGAGTTCAACTGCAATTGACCTTGCTGCTGGAGAAATTTTAGCATCTACTGATAGTGTTGTTCCATTAACAAGTGTCACTGGAATTAGTTCTGGAACAGTTCTTTTAATTGGAAATGAACTATTCTCTGTTTATGGAAATCCAGCAGGAAATATTGTAACTATTAGAAATGCAGGAGTAAATTATAATAGTTTTGGAACTGTACAAACTACCCATTATGATAATGATGTAGTTAAAGTATTTGATAGATTCCAAAATTATACTAATGCAACTGCGGTATCTCTATCTGCAAGTACAACAATTCAATTAAGTGGAATTGGAAGCATTACTTCCAATGACTATTTAATTAACCAAGCATCTAATGAAATAATGCTGGTTAATACAGTTTCTAATTATGGTATTATAACCCCAACATCAATATCTGATTGGTACAACTCGCAATATATTTTAAGCACTACAAATGGTGATAATTTAAATGTTCTTTGGAAAAGTTTTGCACCAAAACCAAAAACAAATGAGTATGTATCTAGTAGAAGTGGCGGCAATGATGCTATTCACGTAGTAGTAATAGATAATTCTAGAGGTACTAATAATGATTCTACAAATCCTCAAGAAAGAATTGAAACTTTCTTAAATCTTTCTAAGGCATCTGATGCACAAACTTCACCTTCAGAAAAAATTTACTATAAAGATTACATTGCATTAAATTCTCGATTTTTATATGCTGGAGAAATTATTGGGACAGATTCTTATTGGGGTATAACTGCAGCAGCATCTAAATTTGCTTATGGCAATACAGCACAATCAACTGGTTTGGGTGGTTGGGGACAATCTGCTTCAGGAGTTTATTTTAACGTAATTGGAAATAAATCTTTCACTTTATCTGGAGGAAAAGATTATTCTACTGCTTCTGGGCAACCAACTAATGTTGGAGGATTTTCTGCTGATATTTCTGATTTACAAACAGCATATAGTTATCTTGCAAATCCAAATCAAGTATCTTTAAACTTTATACTTCAAGGAGGAGCATCGGGGGCACTTGAATATGAGCAAACAAAGGCAAATTATATAATTAATATTGCAGAAACTAGAAAAGATTGTTTAGCATTTATTTCACCATATAGATCTGCACTTGTAAATGTATCTAGTGAGGCACAAAAACTTCAAAATGTTTTACAATTTTTCACTCCACTGACATCTTCATCTTATGCAGTATTTGATAGTGGATATCAATATTTCTATGATAGATTTAATAAAGAATTCTATTATATGCCTTGTTCTTCTGATGTTGCTGGACTTTGTGTTAGAACTGATATCAATCAGTTCCCTTGGTATTCTCCAGCAGGAAAAGTAAGAGGAAGTTTGAACAATGTAATTAAACTTGCATATAATCCTTCTCAATCAGATAGAGATAGTTTATATTCAAATCGTATCAATCCTATCATTAATTCTCCTGGTTCTGGAACTATCTTATTTGGGGACAAAACAGCACTTTCATATACATCTGCTTTTGATAGAATTAATGTTCGTAGATTGTTTATTACAATCGAACAAGCAATCAAGAGTTCTGCTGATGCTCAACTTTTTGAATTTAATGATCCTACAACTAGATCAAACTTTGTAAATATAGTTGAACCATATCTTAGAGATGTTCAAGCAAAGAGAGGAATTACAGATTTCCTCTTAGTATGTGATGAGACCAATAATACTCCTGCTGTTATTGATCGCAATGAATTTATTGCTGATATTTATGTGAAACCAGCTCGTTCTATCAACTTTATTGGTCTTACCTTTATTGCTACAAGAACTGGAGTTTCATTTCAATCCATCGTAGGAACTGTTTAATTTAAAAAGGAGAAAGAACAATGCCACAGTTTCAAGAAAGAACTATTGACAGATTTAAAAGACAACTAAAAGGTGGTGGAGCTCGCAGCAACCTTTTTGAAGTAAGTTTCGGAACAAATGCAGATGGAACTCCAACTACTGCTGCTGGTAATATTACCGTGTTCTCACAACTTGGATTAGGTAATTATAGTTCATCAGATTTGATGCTTATTAAATCTGCAGGACTTCCTGCTTCTACAATTACTGAAATTGCAGTTCCATTTAGAGGAAGATCTTTAAAGATTGCTGGTGATAGAACATTTGATACTTGGTCCATCACAATTATCAATGACACTGATTTCAAATGGAGATCACTATTTGAAAGATGGATGAATTATATTGTTAAAGTTTCTGATGGTAGTGGTACTGTCAATCCAACTGAATATATGGCAGATATGAATGTGACACAACTTTCAAGAGCACCTGGAGTTGCTCCAAATGTTGCAAATGGCAATCAAATTGATGTTTTAAGAAAATATGTAGTTTATGGAGTTTTCCCAACTAATGTTTCTCAAATTGATCTGTCATATAACAATGAAAATGAAATTGAAGAATTTACAGTAGATCTTCAAGTTCAATGGTGGGAAGCATATGACGGTAAAGGAACTGCTGAGATCGTCTAAATATTACATAGTTTATAATTAGAAAATGGCAAAATTATTTGGATTCTCAATTGAGGATGATGAAAAATTACCAAAGAGTGCTATATCCCCCGTTCCCGAAAATAACGAGGACGGGGTTGATTATTATTTAACAAGTGGATTTTATGGTCAATATGTTGATATTGAAGGTGTATTTAGAAATGAGTTCGATTTAATTAAAAGATACAGAGAAATGGCACTTCACCCAGAATGTGATAGTGCCATTGAAAACGTAGTTAATGAAGCAATCGTAAGTGATTTAAATGATAGTCCCGTAGAAATTGAACTTAGTAATTTAAATTGTAGTGATGGACTTAAAAAAATCATTCGAGAAGAATTTAAATATATTAAAGATTTGATGGATTTTGATAAAAAATCTCATGAGATTTTTAAAAATTGGTATATTGATGGAAGAATATTATATCACAAAGTAATAGACTTAAAAAGTCCTTCTGAGGGTATTCAGGATATTCGTTATATAGATCCTCTAAAAGTTAAATTTATGAGGATAGAAAAAAATAAAGGAAATATTTTAAGTAACAATTATATTCCAGATCAAAGAAATCCTCAATTGATTCAAGAACCAGAAATAGAGGAATACTTTATGTATTTCCCTGCCAGTTCTATTCAAAAATATGGATCAAGTAGTAAAGGAATTAAAATAGCAAAAGATGCAATTACATATGTCACTTCGGGTCTTGTAGATAGAAATAGACAACTAACACTTTCATATTTACATAAAGCAATTAAAGCACTCAATCAATTAAGAATGATTGAAGATGCTTTGGTCATTTATAGACTTTCGAGAGCACCAGAAAGAAGAATTTTTTATATCGACGTAGGTAATCTTCCAAAAGTAAAGGCAGAGCAATATCTTCGTGAAGTAATGAATCGTTATCGTAATAAACTTGTATATGATGCAAATACTGGTGAAATGCGTGACGATAAAAAGTTTATGTCCATGATGGAGGATTTCTGGTTACCTCGTAGAGAAGGTGGCAGAGGAACTGAAATTACTACTCTTCCTGGTGGACAAAATCTTGGAGAACTTCAAGACGTTCAATATTTCCAAAAGAAACTTTTTAGAGCATTGAATGTTCCAGAATCAAGAACTGCTTCCGATGGGGGATTTAATTTAGGACGTTCATCTGAAATTTTAAGAGATGAATTAATGTTTACCAAATATGTTGGTAGAATGAGAAAGAGATTTAGTAATGTTTTTCATGATATTTTAAAAACTCAACTTATTCTTAAAAATATTATAACTCCCCAAGATTGGGAGAAAATGAGTGATCATATTCAATATGATTTCCTTTATGATAATCATTTTTCAGAATTGAAAGAAACTGAATTAATGAATGAAAGATTAAATCTAATGATAGCAGTACAACCTTATATTGGAACATATTATTCTCAAGATTATGTGAAAAGAAAAGTATTAAGGCAAACTGATCAGGAAATTGTTGATCAGAAAAAACTTATTAAAAAGGAAATTGAAGATGGAGATTATCCAGATCCAAAATTAGTTCCACCTGTTGGTCCAGATGGAATGCCAATTATGCCTGGAGCAAATCAACAAATGATGGGACAAGTGCCAATGGAACCTCAAATTAAAGGTGCAGATAAAGCAACATCTGTAAATGCCAAAGCAGCAGAAATATAAATAGTTTCATAAACTTTGAGGTAATTTAATGGAATCCAGCAATGAATTCATGGATATGGTACTAAATGGAAGTTCTGCTGAAGAAGTGTCTGATAAAATTAAAGAGATTCTTTATACAAAATCAGCACAAAAAATTGATGAATTTAGACCATATATTGCACAATCAATGATGGGAACAGAAGAAGAATCCGAGGAAAACTAATGGCATTAAAAGTAGTAGGAACAGGAACTACTGTTGCGATTGCTGCAGGGGCAGGATCTACATCAATTCCAATTGCATTACAGTCTGGTTATATAAGAATTGCAACTACAGTTGCTTCTCATGTGGGAATTGCAACAACATCGTCTGTATTGGCTTCTAGAAATGATATTCTTATTCCAACAGCAGATTCTATTATTTTAAAAGAGAAAGTTGCATCTTCTGTAGTAAGTTCTGCTTCTACCGGAACTACAACTACATATACATTTAAAGAAAATGCAGGGAATCCATTTACTGTTGGAAACTATGTGACTATAACTGGATCATCCGTAGCAAATTATAATTGCACTCATGCTTTAATAACTGCTGCAAACTATGCTCCTGGGTATGAATCGGTCACTGTGAATAATAATACAAACACTGGAGTTTCATCATTTACTGGAACTGCAGATATAAGAAAATCTGTAGTAGTAACTACTTTTGGAAATGGATCTTCTGGTTATGCACAAGTGACAGAAGTACAAATCTCATCTCAAGCATAAAATGAAACTCATCACAGAAGAAATCGAATCAGTAAAAGTTATTACTGAAGAGAAAGACGGAAAGAAAACTTTATATATTACTGGACCTTTCCTCCAAGCAGAAGTAACTAATCGTAATGGAAGATGTTATCCATATCAAATTCTTGAAAGAGAAGTGAATCGTTATAATGAATCATTTATTACAAAAGGTCGTGCTTTGGGAGAACTTGGTCATCCAAATGGACCAACAGTAAATTTGGATCGTGTTTCTCATATGATTACTTCTTTAAAAGCAGAAGGTAATAATTTTATCGGAAAAGCAAAAATTCTTGATACCCCAATGGGGAATATTGCAAAATCACTTTTAGATTCTGGAGTAACTCTTGGGGTTTCAACTCGTGGGGTTGGATCAATTATTGAAAGAAATGGTGTAAAATATGTTTCTGATGATTTTATATTAGCAACTGCTGCCGATATTGTAGCAGACCCATCAGCTCCAAATGCATTTGTGCAAGGAATCATGGAAGGTAAAGATTGGGTATGGGATGGTGGAGTATTGAAAGAAATGAATGCTGAGATGACTCGTAAAAGAATTGAAAGTCTCTCAAGAAAGAGAAGACTTTCAGAACAGAAAAAATTAGAATTGTTAAATAATTATCTCTTAAATTTGTAATTTATAAATAAATATAGAATAAATCTAAGAGTTTTTTTATTCGGAGTATACACATGAGTATCGGTAACGACTTACAAGAAATGGAAGTATCAACTAAAAAATCTGTTACTGCTGTTAACAGAGGAGCAAAACCAAGTGAGGCAATGCCTAAGCTAAGTACAGGAATTGTGGACGGACAATCTGGTAATTGGGAAGATCTTGGAGGACCTACTCCATTTAATTCTCGTTCTACCGATGACTCCAACAAACTTTCCACTCCTGGAAAAACTCTTAAGCAAGTGAGTAATGTGGTAAATAAGGGTGCTAAGGCTGCTGATGCAATGCAGAAACTTAATGCATCTAAAGTATCTTATGAAGATGTAGAATATGATGAAGAAGAATATGATGAAGAAGAATATGATGAAGAAGATGAAATTCTAGAATCTTCTGAAAAAGAAACTGAAGGCAGCAAAAAAGACAAAAAAGAAGATAAGAAGGAATACGGCAAAAAAAATCCTTCTAAGTCAGAAGAAGATGATGAAGAAGAAGATGATGAGAAGGAATATAAAGAAGATTATGATTTTGATTTTTCTGAAGATGTAAATGCTCTTATTGGTGGAGAAGGACTTTCCGAAGAATTCAAAAATAAGGCAACTGTCATTTTTGAAGCAGCAGTAAAGACTAAGATTTCCGAAATTAGAGAAAATCTTCAAATTAAATTTGATAATGCACTTATTGAAGAAGTAAATACAATTAAAGAAGAATTGACCGAAAGAGTTGATTCTTATCTTGAGTACGTTTCCTCAGAATGGATTGAAGAGAATGCTCTTCAAATTGAAACCGGACTCAAATCACAATTTTCAGAGTCCTTCATGACTGGATTGAAGGAACTTTTTGAAGAACATTATGTAGAAATCCCTGAAGATAAATATAATGTGCTAGAAGGAATGGTCGAAAGACTAGATGAAATGGAGTACAAACTCAATGAGCAGATCGAAAGAAATGTTCAATTAAATCAAAGACTTAGTGAAGCTGTAAGTGACACTATTTTTAATGACGTTACCGAAGGGTTAGCTTTAACTCAGAAGGAAAAACTTGCAAGTCTTGTTGAAAGTGTTGAGTTTGAAGGTGAAGAAGACTATCGTGAGAAGCTAGAGACTCTTAAAGAGTCGTATTTCACAAGAAATACACAAGTTTCTTCTAGAGAAGAAGTACTTTTAGAAGGAGTAGATGAGGATCATGGTCCTCAAATGAATGCTTATCTGAGAGCACTTGGTAAATTCTCTAAGTGAAAATACCTTTATAATAAATATTTGTAGTTAAAAACACACTTTTTTCAAGAAACAAGGAGAAAAAGCAATGTTCCTTTCAGAACAATTGCAGAACAAGTGGCAACCTCTTCTAGAGGCAAACGGTCTTGATGAGATCAAAGATCCTTATCGTAGATCTGTTACCGCTGTTCTGTTAGAAAATCAAGAAAGATTCCTCAAGGAAGAAAGAGGATTCCTTACAGAAACTCCAGCAGGTTCTTATGCCAGTTTAGCTGGTGCTGGTGGTGCTGCAGGATTCT